TCATTCGGATCAAAGTGAATGTCCGAATCGATGAACATCATGTGTGTGAAATCTGTGCGTAGAAACTCATCTACCAAATAGTTTCTTGCTCTTGTGATGAGTGATTCATTGAAGAGAAAAGAAAACTTTGTTTCAATGCCATAACGAATCATAATGGTTTGTAAGTCAAGGCAAGACTTCATATACAAACCGTGATTCATGCCACCATACATTGGTGTAGCCACGAATAGTTTATTCTTTCTCAGTTCTTCAAGGTTAACTTGTAGTTGCATAATTTATCCATAAAAAAAGAGTGAGAACACATAATATATATGCTCTCACTCCACCAGTTTTCAGCCTAATTTAGGCAAAGGCCTCACCACCTAATGCAGCATGTGCTGCTGCTACCATTGCCTTAGTTGGTTTGCCAAGACGATAGATAGTAACGGTGCGACCGTCATCCAACACACGTTTGTTAGTGTAGATGCAGTGACCTTCTGAACGAAGTTCTTCAATGCGGGCACCCACATTTTTAATACCAAAACGGGCACGTGCTTGTGCTGGTGTCAAAGTGTTGTAACCAGAATCCTTAGAAAGATATGCAAGGATTTTTTCTTTAACTGACTTACTCATCAACTTACTCCATAAAAAATTAGTCGCACGAAAATTCAAAAAGTAGAGGCGACTTTTCTCTACATACTTAACATTATATAAAAAAAGAGAGAGTGTGTCAACACTCTCTCAGGTAATAGTGTAACTTATGCCGCAAGTTTTGCTTTTTGGGCATCATACTTTTCTTTAAACTCATAATAGGGTGTATCACCCATCATGGCATTTGAACTGTAAGAAAGAATGACCAAATTATCATAAGTGGTTTTACCACTTTTGCTGTGAGGAATAATATGTCCACCGATTGCTTTATCAAAGGTAAGTTCTTCACCAGTTAAGGCACACTTTTGCTCTTGATCAATCCAACGACGATACTTATCATCAGGACTGAACGAACGGCGAACATCTTTCACAGTGATACCAACATCACCAATCATACCTAAAACTAGGGCAAGTTTTCTTGCAACCTCATCAGGTGAATACAAACCAACTAATTCGGCGTACTCTGTTTTTTTACGATTGAAAACACCCATTACGGATGAATCGTTCAAAATTGAAAGTTGTGACCAAAGATTCTGAGCAAAATCTTCATAATCAATCTTAAACGACTTACCAAATTTCTCTTCAAGACCGTATGTCAATTGATACAAAGATAAAACTTTTGAAGTGTTTTTGGTGTGAAGTTTTGGTGCGCCAGAAGCCTCTACGATTTTGCGTACCAATTCGAAACGGCGTTCCACTTCTTTCACAATTGATGCAAATGCTTTAGAATCATTACGATATTCAATTGATTTATAGAGATCGTCAAGATTTGCGGAGTCGGCATATCCATAAAGAATGCCCTCTTTCTTTGTCTGATGCCACACTTCATATTGTACAGCACGTGCAACCATCTCATCAAGATTCATACGACCATTCGATTCAATAGCCACAACACCTAATACAGGAAGTTTAGGAAACTTGTTTCCAAGTCGTGATACTTCACGTACATACTCAGAGACTACACCAAGAATACCATTACGCTTCTCTTGGGGTTTCAAATCATTGTTGTCATTGAGAGTCCAAAAAACTTCAGATGCTTCATCGTCGGTCATCGATTCATCGTATACAATGGCAGCAACTTGAAAATCTTTGAAACGATTAGTGATTGCATCGCCACTTGAAAGTTTTTGTATTTCTTGTAGAGTTGAAGGCTTCAACTGAACAACGCCCTTTTCAAAGTACAAAGGTATAGGTTCACCGTGATAGTCTGGTGTTTTAAATTCACTTTTGAAAAATTTAACAAGTGTTGTGATACGCTGTAGACCATCGATCACTTGATACGTTCCATCTTTCATTTTGCGTAAGTGAATAACAGAATTCATAGAACGCTGCAAGATACTTCCAATGTAACCACGTGCCCATTTTTCTTTGGCAACATACTCACGCTGAAAATCAGGTTGTAGTGCAAGTTTACCAATTAAGGCAAGATCAATAAGATTGCCCACAGTAAATGAAGTGGCAATTGTTGGATTTTTTGCTTTCAAATAACTCATATTCTCCTCCAGTAGGATTTTTGATTAAAAAAAACTTGCCTACTTGAAACCAGTTTTCTTTCAGCAAGTGTTAGTATTATGACAGAGTTTTAAAACGTTGTCAAGAATTAAAACGGTTGTTCTTCAGAAGTTGTTACCGATTCATTCTGATCAGTTGATACTGATTCATTAGGATCAATACCAGCATCAATCTTAGTATACAGATCAAGAAAGGTAGCCTTAGTATCAGCATCAAAACGATTCAAGCAATACTCAATTGCTTTTTTCTTATCGCCGTAGATACCGAAAGTTTTCACAATGTGTACCAAACGGCGGGTCGAAATAACCTCATCACAACCACCATCAGCAAAGGTGTTACGAATCGTATTAGCCCAAGTAACTAGATTTTTGGCAAATACATCATCAGAACGACCGACTGAATCAAGTTCTTTGTTGATAATTTTTTCTTCAATCTTAGCAGGTGGAAACTCTTGTTCCATTGTATTTGGGAAACGTTCAAGAAACGCCTCATTCAATACATTGGTAAACATATAGCGACCATCTTCAGAGCCTTTACCTTTTGTATTAGCAGTAGCAAACACGGTAAAGCCGGGTGCAGGTGCAACCAGTTCATTCTTTTTCTTTAGCAAGAATGGTTTACCCTCAAGCACACGTTGTAAGCACGACAGATTTTGTGCGCCGTAGTCAATCTCATCAACACAGAGTACAGCACCCTGACGGGCTGCCACAGTGACAGGACCATCACGCCATTCCATCTGACCGTTGATTAGAACATAGTTGCCAAGCAAGTCACCCTCATCAGTATCAGGTGTCATTGATACGCAAACGAATTTTCGTTTTGCTTTGGCGCAAGCCTGTTCAATTGACATTGTTTTACCATTGCCAGATTGACCAGTAATGAACACAGGAAAGAATTGTTTTGATTTCACAATTGACAACACATCATCAAAGTTACCAAAAGGTACATAGTTGTCATATTGAGAAGGAATCAGATTCTCAATTTCCAGATCAGTTGTCACATTTGTAATGCGATTACCTGAGTTGTTTTCTGGTTTTGTCATTGGAATCACTTGTGCTGCTAGATTGATCGCAGGTGACGCATTAGAAGCACTAGGAACACGATATACACCACGTTTGACCTTATTAGACTCTTCATTGGTAAACCAGTAGGGAATAGCAAGGCCAGCACTAGCGGCAACGTCTTTCACTTCTGATAACGTCAACTGAGACTTACCTGTTGCAATAAGAGCATCAATAAGTTTCTGGCGTTTTTCTGCACGACTTGTCATAATGTAAACTCCAATTCACTTTAGGAACTACTATTATAAAGGACAACCGCCACTTTGTCAAGTAGCGGTATGTTATCAAACTGCTATCATACCGATGAAGCGTGATACCAGAACACGATTGACTTGGCGATTCTTAGTATACTTACCGAATGCTTTAGTCAAGGTTGCCGTAGTGACTTTTGTTGGTGCTTCAAAGTCCTCATCTTCAATACTCAAATCATCACCACCTGGCAGAATAAAGAATGATTCATAGCCAGCATTCTTTGATTCAAGATACTTATTTTTGCGAATCAATTTCATGTACTTAGAATACGTCTCTTTAAGTTCAAGGTAATTTTCACGTGGTGATTTACGCAGTTCATTAATTTCATCATTAACCAAACGGCGGCGCAGTGCATTTTTCATATTGTAGTTGGGTGACAAATAGAAGCCGATGATTTTCACACCAGTAGTTTTTATCAACCAGTTACTAATAGCAATACGAACACCATCATCACCTTCAGGTACTTCTTGCTGAATCTTATTTTTCTTATCACTTAGAAAAACATTGTGATAGTTTGAATTGAAAAAGTTTCGATTGTTCGAAATGCTTGCACTCTCATTCAGATTGTGATACGAATTGATATCGTCAGCATCACCATCATGAACCACACACAAGTTTACAATATCAAGATTGTTCACAGTGCGAAACTCTTTGATGATCGTTTGGCAAGCAATCAGCGCCTCAGTCAACGGTGTATTGGACAGTGAATCGGATTGTGGGCGATAAAAATTCGAACCTCTAGAATAACGACCACCCGACCATGCATTCATCAGACACAGAATATTCTTTGTTGCCTTAGAAAATTCTGAGTTGCTCATCTTTGAGTTAATTAACTCACGCAGATACACTGAGGATAAAAACATCTCACGATTGTTTTCAGAGAAACAACCATACGATTTACCAGCACCAGGTTCTTCGCCACGATAGTCAATCGTGTCACGAACGTGATCAGCATTACCAAAACCATATGCCGAAAATGGTATGTTCACTTTACGGCAGAAGGTAGCCAGTACAAGTATCTGTTCGTATGATGCACCGAGATTATCAGACATTGAGCCCGACTTATCAAGTAACAGAATCAAGCCATGCGATTTACCTTTAGGCACACGCATTACTTTTTTGAAAATGTTATCATCAATTTGATATTTGAACACACGACTAACATCAATGTCACCCGTTGACGATACTTTGGCTTTAGAAAACTTATCGGCAGCCTTACGCATCTCAAACTCTTTTGCCAACAATGAAATGAATCGTTCGTTCTTACGACGAAAATCATTGTACAGTGTGTTGGCAATAGATTGATAGTCAGAAGGTCGCTGTTTCGAAAACTCTTCAGTCAGAACTTCCTGTACACGTTTTGCCGGTGTAACAATCTTTGTAAGATTTGGTTTAGGAATGTTAATGTAAACATACTCACGTGCATGTTTCGCAATGAGTTTGCCTTCATTGTTGCGGAAGTTTTCATCAGTCTCACACCGTGGCTCAGGAGTTTGATCCTCACGTACACTTTGTGATTCTTTTGTGCGATTTACACCATCTTTGTCTTCACCTTCACCATCGCCCTCTTCATCAGCATCGGAAGTCGATGATTCATTGCCACTTGCCGATGATTCTTCTTTATCACCATCTTCACCTTTGGTTTTAGTCTTAGACTTTTGTTCACCTTGACCATCAGTCTCAGCATCACCATCATTCGAACCTGATTGTGTTTCAACCTCTTCACCATTTTCATCGTACCCAAAATTATCTTGAGGCACGTTAGTTTGTGATTGTTCTTCTTTAGAATAATCCCAAATTTCATTGGTAACTTTGAGAACATCATCCCAAGTTTCGCAAGCCTGAACACGATCAACAAACTCTTGTTCTTTTGCATTAAAAAGAATATCAAGAGAGTAACTAGACTTTGTGTAGATGTTCAAACGATCAATGAACGACATTGTATTAACATCACGACCATCTAGACCAAAAAAGTCTTTGTTCATGAGTTCACTAAAGCCGTTGACAAACGAACGGCGCAGACCAGGATAACGGCGTTTCTGTCGTTTCTCAATACGTGCATCTTCAACTACATTCAAAAAGCCTTTGTAGTTTTGACCACGTGCATGTACAGCACCATGCCAACCATCAGCAGGTGTATCAATAGCATGACCGACTTCATGACCCATTAGTAAGTCATAAAGATCGCCAGACATTTTTTCCCAAATAGGGCAAGTTAGAACACGATTTTTAGGATCGAACGATGCTGTTGAAACTTTAGCATGTTGAACGATAAGATTTTCGGTGGCCATGAGTTTGGCCAAACCAGACTTTTGATTTTGAATGTTGCTCATTCGATAACCTCGACTGTTACTGAACTAATATTATATACGATATGCTGAGGTTTGTCAAGTGTTGCAAGATTGACAATACTTTCTCCATCGGAAAGCATTCATATAGTATACCTTACAGTTAGAACTTTGTCAAGGCTTATAGAAGACGAATATCGGTTCGTATTTTAACCACAAGTTATTAACTTTGCAATAGTTTTTAGTCTTGGGTAATCCAGTTTCAGAATCAGTACGATTGTCACCTGGCATTTGTGCCAACGCCATTTTCAACTTACCCTTATATTCCAAACCAAATTCTTTGAGGAAGTTAATTGAATCTTCTTCCAATGGTAAAGACTGTTTGTCAAAAATTACATCAGCAATGTTCCACAATAGATATCTATCTCGTTTCAAATACTCAGCACAAGTTTGTAGCGTTTGACGAAGAAAACCATCACGCCATGCTTCATACTGACCAAACTTTTTGTATGATTGAGTATCATCTTCCGAATAAGCCTCTTTCATAAAGTAAGGTGGTGAAGTAAAGATTAAATCTAACTTACCTTTGTACTTTTGAAACTTAGGATCGTTGTGAATTTCTTCAGATCCGTGTTGAAAGATTTCGTATGTGTGTGTCTTTGGAAATAAACCTGTGGCACGATAAGTTTTTGTGTTAAAAAAATCTGCCACCTGATGATACTTTGTTCTACCATCAGGTGTATTGTGATCTGTGTTTGGGTCAGTTCCAACATAATGTATGTTACGACTATCATCAATAGACATAGCACCAAGTAAACGACCACCCCATCCAGAAGAAGGATCATAGATGATAATTTTTTCTTGGTTCTTAAAAGATTCCGTGTATCGTTCGTACAAGTATTTGGCTGTTAATGGAGGAAAGTTGACCGCATACTGACAAAACGACACACGGAAAGCCTTGAAGCCTGATGGAAAAAGTTTTTGACCTTTTTCATACAGACGAATTCTATAAGTATTAACACCTTCTTTGGCATCAATATTTGTGAGACACTCTTCTGGTATATTCAGTGAAGCAATGTCATCACGTGAAAGCATAAACTCAGCATCTTTTGCTTCTTTCAAATGAATATTATAACCTGTGTAATCTTCTTTTTCTGTTGGGTCTAGCCAATATCCATGTGTACCATAACCACGTGCAATCGATTCAAACCAATCAACAAATTCTTTTACAGAGTTAGGTACAAATTGTGCGGTTCCAATTTGAATTAACTGACCAGAACGAACTGGTAATGAGTGATGATAAAAAGAATCTCTCTTGAAATGTCTTGAAGCATAAATCAAAAAGTTTTCCAACAAATCATCACGTGCAAAGTAATCATAAATTGATTTACCATTCTCAACTTTTTTGGAATAGTTAATCTTCGTCTTCATCATCGTTGGAAACCATTGGTTGACGGCATTACCAACAAGACTAGTGTTTCGAATCACATCTTTTTCTTTTGTCAGTTGATCAATTTCTTCAAATTTCCATACTGGAAAAGAAGACATCTCATTGAACTGATCAATGATTTCTTGTTCGTTACAACCTACACGTGGTGGGTTGCCTTTTTCATCCCAATTACTAACAATTCTTTTACGAAGGTCTACTATCCACTGACGAAATTCGTCTTTGGTCATTAACAACACTTCATCAAATGTTTTGTTTATATCAGATTCTAGAAACTCTGTATTTCGTTCGTAAAAATATTTCATCCTGCTACATTCCAATAAAGTACATCACGTGATTGACCATGAATGTTGTGATAGTTTTTCATAACACTCCAACCTTTTGCGTCATATGTAGGTGCAGATGGAAAAGGCGGCACATCATTTTCTTTAACGGGCTTATCAAATTTATACGGTGATACATGATGAATTGCTCGGCCAATTTCATTTTCGGACATCTTGTGTCCCACTTGAACTACATGTATTGTAGCATCAGGCCATGCTAATTGCAAGCCTCTTGTAAGTGTGCCTGATGATCCCACCGACCAAACTTCTTTTGGTTTTATAGGCAACGATCTAGCAACTTTAATGATTGATGCAATCACAGTGTCATGATATAAACCAAGAGGTAATAATGCTCTCTCTTCTGGTTTTTCTGCTACGTATTTTCTGGCACGTGATTCAGTTACATTCAACATACCAGATGAAACCCAATTGTATTCTGCACCCAGTTCTATGCCTAATTTTTGATATGGATGTAATTTGTCTAGACTGCGTTCGGCCATAAACAGAACTGTTTTTTTATCATATCGTTTGCATATCACAGGCAAACTTATCTGTGCATAACCAGTTGCAGGTGATGAACCATAAACCCATTCTTTTATATTTCTATTTTCTGGTGCATGACCAATAAAGTAATCTGCAAATCTTATTTTGCTGCCATAGTTTAACAAATCATCACGCACAACAGAAACGCCATTATGCATTTCAATAATAGGTGCTGGATTAGGATCTTGCCAATTACCAATTAATTCAAGATAATCTTCTGCTGAAAAAAGTGTCATCTTTGTTTTTTACTATCACGAATAATTTTTTTCACAAGTTTGTTTGCCTTTTGTCTTGCCATTTTAAGTGCAAGTGGCTTCACAAGATTAGTATATCTCACACCATTTAAATGATCAAGTTCATGTAAGAAACAACGTGCAGATAGCCCTTGCAGTTTTACTTGATTGACGTTACCATTTTCATCAGTAAACTCAGCTTCAATCCATGATGGCCTATCAACATTCAAAAACAAACCTGGAAAAGATAAACAACCCTCTTTATCTTTTACCACTGGTCCTTCATCAAGTATTTTTGGATTGATACACACAAGTTGAAAATCATCTGTACCAATTACAAACATTCTTTCAGCAACACCACATTGATTTGCAGACAAACCTAAACCTGCGTACATCTTCATGGTCATCTTCAATCTTTTGGCCAAGTTTACTAATGCTGGTGCAGGGAAACCACCTGTGTATTCAGGTATCTTCTGACCAAGCATAAAGTAATCTTCACCAAAAACCTGTAGTGGATCAACTTTTTCTATTTGCTGTACGCCAGCAGAAGTATCAATTGTTAGTATTTCACTCATTTCACTATCCTTGAAAAGTTTTTAACTTTCTCAAAACGAATTGTATTTGAAAACTTGTCTTGTAGTATGTCGCCTTTATGACTAATCACAAAAAGATTTGCATCTTCAAGTGAGTGTAGTATCTTCATCAAATCTTCTGTACCGCTTGTATCTAGACTCGAATCAAATACTTCATCAAGTATCAGCAGATTGGTATTAGTAGAGTTCTTTAGTTTCGCAACTGCTCTCCATGTCAACATCAGTGCCATATCAATACGTTGTTTTTCACCCTCTGAAAAGTTGTGATAAGAAAACTCATCACGGTGTCTAGATTTAATTGTTTCTTTGAATGACTCATCAAGATTAAAGTTCACAAAGAAATCCATACTTGTCAGATACTTGTTTACCAATTTGTTTATCACTGGCAAATATTGTTTAATGATATTGGTTTTGATGCCTGTGTCTTTTAGTAGTGAAGAAGCTACATCATAGTATGCTTTATCATCCAATAGTTGTTTCAGTTCACCTTGTGCTTGTTCAACTTCTTTCTTAATTGCATCTAGTTCATTCTCATCAATATTTTCTTTTGGTTGTTGTATTTGTTTAATTTGTTTTTCTAATTTAGTAATCGAATCATTTAAGCCTTTGATGCTTGTCTGTGTGGTTGCTAACTGAATGCGAACATTAGATAACTCTTTTTCATTCTCTCTTAATTCAGCAATAACACCTTCTTGCTCTGTAATTTTTGTTTGAAGTTCTGTCAGACCACCAGCAAGTTCTTCTTCTTTCGTGTGGAGTTCTCTGAGTTGTTCTTCTTTAAAGCCCAAGGTAATGGCTTGCCTACAGGTTGGGCAATCAGCATTGTGTTCATAGAAACTTCTATCTGTTCCCACTTTGGATATTTTACCCTCAATTTGAGACTCAATTTTTTTAAGCGCAGTAATCTTCTTTTCATTTTCAGGAATTTTCGAACAGATGTCGGTAAGTGTCTGTTTTGATCGTTCCAAATCGTCAACCTCTCCAGATAAGGTGCGAATGGTTTCTCTGTGCAGAAGTATCTCTTCCTCATATTCTTTTACCTTTGCTTCGTTATCTTGATTCAGTTTATCTTGATGCTCTTTTTTAAGTTGATACTTTTGCATCAACAAAGATATATCATTCTTTTTTTCTACTGTCAGGTCTTTATTGTTTGCCAATCTTTCTTTGATCAGACTATTCATCGTAGAAAAGATTTGAATGTCTAACAAATCCTCAATGATTGCTCTACGATCAGCAGCAGACAACTGCATGAACGGCGTAAAGGATGCTGAACCAAGAATAACAATCTGTGTAAAAGACTTGTAGTTTAGTTTGAGAATAAACCTCTCTAGATAGTCTTGATAATCTCTTACAGCCGCATCTTGATTCAGCAAAACTTTGTCTTGGTAAATTTCAAAGTTGTTTGGTTTGATGCCACGAACAATCTTGAACTCTTTATTACCAATTGAAAACTCCACTTCTACTACAGCATCTCTATTGTTGATTGAGTTTACAAGATTCGGTTTGTTGATACCACGAAATGGTTTACCAAACAAACCGAAGCACAAGGCATCAAGCATCGTTGATTTGCCTGAGCCATTTGTACCTACAATCAGTGTATTAGCGTTACTGTTTAGTGCTATTTCGGTAAAGTAATTGCCGGTGCTTAACAGGTTTTTCCAACGCAGTGTTTTAAATAATATCATTCAGTAGTGGTACTCAGTGCCTCAACATAAAGTTCCTGCATAATACTTTTTAGTTTAACAGGTTCTACATTGATTGTCAAGTTATCAATATACTTTGAAAGTATTGTCATAGTATCTTCTGCCTGGTCAACTAACTCTTGATCAATATCGGTTGTTGTGTCAGTGAAATCTTCAACAACAGATATATCAGCGGCGCCGGCTTTGTATATACTATCAATCACAAAGTCAAATAAAAATGGATTCAGTTTATTGATTACAACAACTTTCACATAGCAACCTTCATAAACTGAGTAGTCAAATATTCTATAACCTTCAGAGAAGTGTTCAAGTTCATCATTGTAGTTCAACTTGTAAAACATTCTGTATGGGTTCTTAATAAACTCTTGCTCACGGGTATGTGTATCGAAGATAACAAAGCCACGTGGGTCATTATAATCTGCCCATGTCATTTCATTTGGTGAACCAACGTAGTAAATGTGTCCATCATCAGAACGGTGATGAAAATGACCAGACAAAACTATATCATACTTGTTAAACAGTGCCTTGTCAATACCTTCATGGCAAATGTTACCACGATCCATTTCAAAACCTTTTATTTCAAAATGGCCAAAAACGATTTGTGATTTAGAGTCTTTTAGTTTTTGAGTGATTTCAACTTCGTTATCGTCACATATCCAAGGTACAAGATCAACATCAATGCCGCCAAACTGCATTGTAGTAAAAGTATCCAGTACAGTAATATTATCATAACCGTCTAGAAGTAATTGGGAGGAGTTAACCTGAAGGGTGTTTCTGAACGCCACATCATGGTTGCCGAGGAATGTGATAAACGTGATGCCATTTTCTTGTAGTTTATCAAAGAAATATTTACGACATAGATAGAGTGAATTGAAGTTAATAAACTTACGGCGGTCGAAAAGATCACCAAGTTGTACAACGGTT